TAAGACTAGCGTTCTCAGGCTCTAAAACAAGCTCAGGATGCTCCGCAAATGGTCTGTCTAAGGCTAACCCACAGACTGTATAGTTTGACCTTCCTGTGAGCTGAATTAGACCCCTTCCATGAAAGCGCCAACCATCTCCATCCTCGGTATTACCTAGGTCAGCTCTGCCACCATAGACTTTATTGGCTATTTTTTCAGGATTTCGCTCAAACTGAGTCGCTATTTCTAGGCTTGGAAATCGGCTTGGCCATGTTCCCATAAGACCTTTAGCCGAATAATTTAGGTTTTCTTCTAAGGTTTTAAAGTTAGCTGATTCATGCCCACATTGACCAATAAAAGCAGCTCGTCTTGTAGGAGTGTTAATTTCGTATTTTTCAAAGGTTTTTAATAAAGGTTCAAGCCATTTGCCTTCAATTCCTAGCGCTAAAAGTTGAGATTCAATCATTTTTTCAACATTCCTTTAATTTCTTCTGTTTTGTCTTTACTGCCTTGACTAGATCCAAAGTAAAACGACAAGACTTGACCAGCAGCAGAGGTAATAAATCCAAGAGCAAAAATAATGATCTGTTGCTGATCTTGTGGAGTATTTACAAACATCAAAATAGCGATAAGGGAAAACGCTAATCCAACAACTCCCAAAGCCAACACAGGAACAACCATTTTGTCTAGCTTAGTTGCGTATTCGCTTGTAGCTACTTGAGCATAGGCTTGTCTTGCAGAATCTCGGTCTTGGACTTCTAACTTGGCATATTCAAGGTCTAATTCTTTTAGCTTTAAAGCCATTTCAGGATCACCAGTAAGCGCTTTTGTAACACCTTCAACAGTCGCATCATCAATACCTAGCTTTGAGGCTATCCAACCTACGGCAGCTCCTCCTGCTGGCCCTGCAACTGCTGTAGCCAAAACAGGAGCAACTCCTTTAAGTATTCCAAGTAATGTTTCCATTATTTTTTAGACCTTTCTTCTAACAACTTGACTCTTACATGAAGATCATGGATTTCTTTATATAGTTCTTCACGCATTTTTGCTCTACGCTCTGCCGAAATAGGGCTATCAGTTGGCACACCTTCTCCAGTAATTAAAGCTGGCATTTTGCCTTCAATCTGAGTAAGTCTTGTTTGAAATGAGGATACTTGACCGAGCAGCCAAGCTATACAAGCGACTATGATTGGAATCACAGCTTTTAATACATCTTGCATATTCATTTAGAACCCCATACTAAGTAATAAGCTATATATCCTGCCACTACAAAACACCAAAACTGAGCAACTTGGGCTTTGCGTAAATCCTTGTTAAATTCCTTTTGAAACTCTTTTTCTTGCTTTTCTAACTTGGCTTTTAATGCTTCTACTTCTGCCCATCTTTTGCCATACTTTCTTAAAAAATCTGCTCTTAACTTTGCTTCTTCTCGCCTTACTTGTTCTTCATGTTCCCATTGAATTAAAACTCTTTTAAGAAACAATTCTTTACGGACTTCGTTTTCTCTTAGTTCTCTGCGCCTATCTAGATTGCGTTGTTGAGCTACATCACTAGCTTCTTTTTGAGTATCTGCAATGCTTTTAGAAAGCTCTTTGCTTACATCTCGACTAGCGTTTAAGGAGCTACTGAGAGTTTTTGCTCCTTCCAAAAATCCAAATTGGTCTGACATACATTTTCATTTTCCTGAAAAATAACTCCCAACAAAGCCAATTACTCCGCTAATGACCGATAAAATTCCTAATCCCATCCACAAAGCGCCTCTTGATTGATTTACAAGTCGGACTAATTCTTCGATTGAATTCTCTAATTTGTCTATTTTTTTAGACATTTCTTCTAGTTTTTTTTCGTTGTTCTCCACAGTATTCCACAGCACCCCATAGCGAACTGGATCTAGCTCGAATGACATATTAGGCTTTCATAATGTAAGCAAGAGCATAATAAGGAGGCAGATTTGCGTTTGTTCCGCTAGTTCCAGCAGAAGCATTGGTTACAGAAATTCCTGTGGTAACTGTGCTTGTATCAGTTGTTGAAAATCCAGCAACACCAGTAGCTCCACCGCCACCAGCAGCAGCACCACCAGTAGTTTTGTCATATGTATGTTTATGACCAGGATCAGTAACAGTTGCTGTATGAGTATGTGTAACAACAATAGCATCTGCTGTTCCTCCTGTTGCATTTACAGCGTAAGTATTACCAGCTCCAACAATAAATCGATCTCGTAAATCAGGAGTTCCATTTGTTCCATCACATAAATACCAAGTTGCAGGAATAGAACCAGTAGATCCTGACCAAATAATAATTCCACCACTAGGAATAGCTGGAGCTGAAGTTGGTGCATTTTGCAGAATTGGATAGATATTGTCCAAAGTCTGAATCAATACGGCATCAGCATTTTGCAGAACAAACTTATAAGAGTAACCAGTAAGCAACCAAATTTGCTGTGGAGTTCTTCCTGAAGCATCCAAAACAATAGGATTAGCATTAGCTATAGTTCCACCATTGTCTGTGTAAGTTACTAATGGTGTAGAAGATCCTGCTTGATAGGTGTAGATTAAACCACCAGCTAAAGGAACACCATTGTCATCAAAAAATTGCTGACCTACTCCGTATGGGGATAAAAGAACTGATGCCATAATTATTCCTTACCTATGTCTTTAAGTTTAATTCCTGCTTTAGGAGAAAGTCGTTTTTCAGACTCCTCTTGAGCTGCTTTTGCTGCTGCTTTTGCTTGTCTTTCTGTTTTCATACCGCCTAAAGTGCTTCTTAAAATTGTTCCTCCAAATGGAACTTTCATATTAATTGCTGTTTCTGTAAGTCCAGCAGCAATATTTTCAGCAGTTTCTTTTGCAGCTCTAGCAGCGTTTTCTTGTCTAAGTATTTCTGTATTTGACACATTGACAGAATGAACACCTTTTCTTGGTTCACTTAAATTAGCAACATCAGCTAAGTCTTGCAAATCTTTTACAGTCATATTGTCAAACATTACAGGCAAATTAGACTTATTTTGCTCATAAATTATTTTGTTTAAATTTGCTTGGCTTACTGTTCCTTTGTCATTTCTGATGCCTGAATTTAATTTAAACTCATCAATTTTTAATTTATTTAATGCTTGATGTTCAGGAGAATTTCTGCCAATCAAGTCCAACATTCTTTCAATGTTTACTTGAGGAGTATTAGAAGCATAATGCTTGGCTACGAAATTATTAGCAGCAGGATGAGGAATACCAGCTTCTATTTCATCAGGAGTTCTAGTATCAGAAATAGCTGCTTTATAAGCTGGATTTTTTTCTTTGGCTTTTAATGCAGCAACAGCTTTTCTAGCTTCATCATATAAGGGTTTATACTGAGCAAACTCATCTTTAATAGGAACTTGTTCTAGTTTTTCTCTAATAATGCTTGCTGCTTGAGCTTCCAAAGGATCTTTAGAAGTTCTTGCAATAGTAGCTGTATCAGTTCTAAAGTTTTCATATTGTTCAGGAGTCATAAACCCTTGAGCCAATACTTCATCTAAATCAGCTTGCAATCTTGCAGGAACATACCTAGTTCTTTGTTTTTCTTTAAGACCATTAATAATATTTTCTCTTAATGCTCCAATATCAATAGGAGCTTGTGATCCACCAGCAGCTCGGTTTGCTTTTTCATACAAAGCTCGAATATTTGCTTGGTCATTAATGTAATCATTTTTTAACTTATCCAATGGCATTGAAGCCAATCGAATTGGATCGTTATCAAAAACATCAGGAGAAACTTTTTCTTTAATTGTGTTGAATCCTTGAATTAGCTTAGGATCACGCTCCTCAAATCTAGCTTGTAAATTAGGATCTGTTTTTCTAGCATTAAACTCATTAGACATTAAAGATGTGTTTTCTAATGCTTGTCCTTCTGTTGGAACTAAACCATATTTAGCAAATTTATTATGGTTTTCAATGACTTTAATGTTTTCTTCTGTAGCTAGTTTTTCAATAGGAGTATTTTTTAATGATTCTTTTAAATAATCAGGAGCTTCAGTTAATGCAACTTGAACCCTATTTTGCAGATTTGCTTCCGCAGCTCCAACTCCTGACATTGTTGGTTTAGCACTAGGAGCTTGAGCAGTTTTTGGAAAACGATTGTCAAACTGCTCTTGAAGTTTTAATACAGTAGTCTTAGGACTAGGCAATT